CGGGAATACAACATCGCGGAAGGGTGCCCCATTGATGGGGAAATGATTCAGCCGGGGACGCTTATCAACTGCCGATGTTCGGCGCGCCCCGTATTGCCATTTTAACAATACGCAATGCAGAAATTTGACAACATCCAACTAGCTAGTAAAATGGCAACCATATGAGCAAGGAAACCATATTCGCCCTTGACCGCTCCATGCGCCGAATCGACGCAGAAGGGCGCTTGCACGTTGAGAAAAGCCACATCTCGCGGGCAATGGTTTCGCCATACTATGGCAAAGAAATTCCAGGGTATGAAGACCTTGGGCTTGATCCGGGCAAGATATACCGGCTTCTGCGAGACCCGAAGGCGCTTGAGGCCGGAGCCGAGACTTTTGCCAATATCCAAATACTTATGGATCATGACCCCGTTTCTGCGGATGATCCTAAAAAAGAGATAGTTGTTGGCACCATAGGGTCAAAGGTCGAGTACAATGCTCCGTACCTCGATGCAGATATTTGCATTTGGGATGCAGAGGCGATAGCGGGAATCGAAAGCGACAAGGTACGGGAACTATCCTGCGCCTATCGATATATCCCTGTGATGGAGCCCGGAACGTTCGAAGGCAAGCATTACGACGGGCGAATGACCAAAATTCAGGGAAATCATCTCGCACTTGTAGAGTCAGGTCGTGCGGGAAGCGATGTCATAGTATCTGACTCAAACCCTTTTGCAAAGGACAAACCGGCCATGAAGATGACCAAGCTTGGGCGCGCGCTTTACGTTGCCCTTTCGGCGGCCTCCCCCGTACTCGCGCAAGACTCTGCGCTTGGCGATGTTGTGGGCGGCGCTCGAAAAAACATGCGGATTGCGGAAGTCAAGGCCCGCGTCCATGCGATGGATGCTGAAATGAGCCCCGAAAAGATGGACGCAATCATTGATGCCGTCATCGGGGTCAACGACAATCCCGACGACGGCAAGATTGCTGGCGATGGTGCCAATTCCGAGCCGACCCCAGAAAATACGCCTGTCCCGATCGAGCCGGACAAGAAAGAACCCGTTGCTGAAGACGGCGACGGCGCGGAAAAGGTTCGTGAACTGCTGAAAGGCAAAGTTGATGAAAAGGTCATCGATGCCATTTGCGCCATGTTCGCCAAGGCTGCTCCGGCCCAGGATATGGACGTGGAGACCGCAAGGAAGGATGCCAACGTGCCAGTGAAGAAGGAAGAAATGAAGGGTGCGATGGATGCCTTTGAAAAGCGCCTGCGTGACCAGTATAAGGCGCTTGAATCCGCCAAAGAAACTGTGCGCGAGGTTGTGGGCACTGTCTCTGGCGTCGATACTGCCGCTGAAGTCTATGGCTTCGCACTGGACCACATGAGCATCGATCACAAGGATATCACTGACGAAAATGCCCTGGCCGCCCTGTGCAGGGTGGCTATGGCGGCCCGCAATCCCGCCCCGCGCGTGGCTATGGACCGCAACACCATTGAAACCATTCCGGGTCTGTCTCGGTTTGGCGTCGCCTAAAGGAGGCTAGAATTATGCCTTTCCAGAAAACCGTAAATCTTCAGCAGGCTGCGGCTGTCGCTGGCGATTTCGCCGGGGCGAACCCCCGTGCTACCTACATCGCGCATGAGGGTGGCTTTGTGGCCGGAACCGGCGGCGTGACCGTCGGCAACTTCGGGTGGGTGCAGTCCAACGCCTCCATTCTGTGCGCGGGCACCGTGGCCCCGCAGGGATTCATTGCCCGCAGCCAGGGCGCGGCCCTGATTGCCACGTACCTTGCCGAAAACGGCGTGGTCATCCCTGCCGGTTTCAACGTGACGCTGTTCAAGGGCGGCGACTTTTACGCCAAGATCACCGTGGCAACCGCCAGCATCGGCCAGAAGGCTTTTGCCTCGCAGGCCGATGGAACCATGCAGCCCGCCAATGCTGGGGCATCCGTTGCGGGGTTTGTCGAAACCCCATTCTACATTACCGGCTTCCCCGTCGGCGGCACTGGTGCTGTCAATGAGTTGGCCGTGATTTCCCGGCCTTAAGGAGGCAAGAAAATGGATGCGAAACTGAAAGCCCTTGCCGACCTTGCGGGCATCGTGTTTGAAAGGCAGCCCGGCTTTGCCCAGGATGCCCGGATGCTGGACGATAAGCTGTCGTTGGGCATGGCGATGGACGCGGCATACCCGCTGATCACTACTCCCAACAGTGGCATTCCGGCGATTCTGAGCACCTATGTTGATCCGAAGCTGATTGAAGTCCTCGTTGCCCCCATGAAGGGCGCGGAGGCTGTCGGCTCTGAGGTCAAGAAAGGCGACTGGACTACCCCCACGGCCATGTTCACCATGATTGAATCCACTGGCGAGGTCGCCAGCTACGGCGATTATGAGAACAGCGGATCGACCGGCGCAAACTTCAATTTCCCGCAGCGCCAGAGTTACAATTTCCAGACTGTGACCCAGTGGGGCGAACAGGAATTGGCCCGTGCGGGCTTGGCCCGTGTGGATTATGCCGCGCGCCTGAACATTGCCAGTGCCATGACCCTGAACAAGTACCAGAACAAAACCTACATCTCCGGCGTGTCCGGCCTCCAGTGCTATGGTATGCTGAATGACCCGGCCCTGAACGCCGACCTGACGCCGAATACCAAGGCCAGTCCGAACAGTGGCGCCGGATGGATTCTCTCGGACGGAACTATCAATGCCACGGCTGTGGAGGTGCAGAGGGACATCAGCAAGATGTTCTATGCACTCCAGAAGTCCAGCAATGGGCTTGCGGAGACCACGGACAAGATGACGCTCATCATGAGCCCCAAGTCCAGCGTGGCCTTGACTATCACCGATCAGTTCAACGTCAACGTCGCGGACATCCTGAAAAAGACCTATCCGAATCTGGAAATCCGCACCGTGCCGGAGTACTCCACTATGGCTGGCGAAAAAGTCCAGCTCGTGCTTGATGAATTCGAAGGCCAGCGGACTTGGGATTGCGCGTTCACCGAAAAGATGCGCGCTCATCCGATCTTTGTTGACCTCTCCAGCTACCGCCAGAAAAAAAGTGCGGGCACCTGGGGAACGATCACTTATCGGCCTCTGTTCATCGTTTCGATGCTCGGAGTCTAGGACAAGCAACATTGGCGGGGGTTTGCAATGGAAGGCCCCCGCCTCACTCAAACGCGAAAGGAGAGGGATTACATGCCTACATTGACCATCGGTTGCCGTCTGCCCAATGGCCTGGTTCTGGAGATTCCCGACCATGCCCCTGTCACGTTGAAGGGCCAGAAGGCCGCGCAGGCCGAAAGCCCGATCATCCTCTTGTCCGAGCGCGATTGTGGATATACGGACGTTGATGAGGGTTTCTGGGCTGAGTGGAAACGGCTGTATAAGAATTTCCAGCCCTTGACCAGCCACGCCATTTTTGAGGCCAAGAACCGCAACGACGCCAAGGCCGTCCACAAGGAACTGAAGGGCGAGAAGACCGGACATGAACCGATGCCCCAGAACGGCCCCGGAATCGAAAAGAGCACCTGACATGGCAGTCGTCACCTTTGATGCTTCGGGCTTCAAGGGCCGATATCCAGAGTTCGCACTGGCATCCAATGCCACACTTTCCGCTTGTTTCGACGAATCCGGGTTGTATCTGTCGAATACTGACGCCAGTCCGGTCCAAGACGTGACACGCCGAAAGCTTTTGCTTTGGATGTTGACCGCGCATATTGCGACCATTGGGGGCATTCTTTCGGCGGATGGCAAGCCGCTTCCAGTGGGCCGCATGTCTCAGGCCAGCGAGGGTAGCGTGAGCGCGTCTTTTGAAGGAGTTCCGCCAACGCCAGGGACAGGGGCTTGGTTTCAGCAGACGCAGTACGGGGCCAGCTTCTGGCAAGTAACGTCTTCCATCCGTGGATTCCGGTATTTTGCCAACGCGACAAGGTACTAAATGGACGATAATGTCCGCCGCGCCATGAAGCTTGAAGCGAATGTCGCCAGGAAGCTGGACGATATTTCACGCAAAATGGGTGGCGGGTCTGTCTCCATTGGGTTTATGGGTGGTGCGCCGTACCCGGATGGAACGCCAGTTGCCGCCGTCGCGTTCTGGAATGAATTCGGACATGAGGGGCCTTTCCCGGCCCCTCCCCGTCCTTTTTTCCGCAACATGATCGAAGAGCACCAGAAAGAATGGCCGGAAGAAATGGCGAGGACAGCCAAGGCCACGGATTATGACGGTAAGAAGGTGCTGGGCATCATTGGAGATCACATCAAGGGCCAGCTTGTGCAAAGCATCATGGATTTGACTGAGCCCGCACTTTCGGATGTGACGGTTGCGCGCAAGGGCTTTGCCAAGCCGCTGGTGGATACCGGGCACATGAAAGATTCTGTCACTGTGAAGGTGGACGCCTAATGGACTTGCGCAGTCTCGCTAACGCCGTATCCGGGACGGTAAATCCGAATGTCACTGTTACCGTGCTGCGATCCACTGGATACACTATCGGCGCGGGCAAGCGCCAGGTTCCGAGTTACGCGACCCCCGTCATTGGCCCCGCGCAAATTCAGGCGCTCGACGCGCAGGATTTGAAGCAGCTTGATGGACTGAACATCACCGGCACAATCCGCGCTATTTACCTGCGCGGGGCCTTGGCTGGCGTTGTGCGTCCAGACGGTCAAGGCGGCGATATCGTGCAATGGAGCGGTAAAAACTGGCTTGTGGTAAAAGTGCTTGAGGCATGGCCGACCTGGACCAAGGCCGCCATAGTTTTGCAGGTGAGTTAATTACATGGCTGATTACGTTGCCAGCATAAGCGTTGACACTGTGGTTGATGCCCTAGCGGGATTCATCGGCCCATTCGTGAGCAATGCGGCGATTGTTCGGGGCCAGATCAACCGTGTCTCGTATCCCGCAGGGCAATTCGTCAAGCTCACGGAAGTTCACCAAGCCAATTTACAATTTTCTCGCACAGAGTACCAGAAAACTTCGGGGGCGAACTCTGCAACTATCTACGGCCCCAAGCGCATTGACATCCAAGTTGATTTTTATGGCGCAAATGCTGGCGAGTATTGCGCTGTATTCAAAACAGCCATTCAAGGCGAATGGGGCTGGGATCAATTTCAGCAGAACATACGGCCCCTATATGCGTCAGAGGCTTTCCAGGTTCCGCTAATCACTGGCGAACAGCAATATGAAAGCCGGTGGACGCTCACTGTGTCAATGCAATATAACCCGAATTTTACAACTCCGCAGCAATACGCTAGCAATGCAACAGCTAACTTGATTCTTGCGGATGCGTGAACAACAGACGAGGTGTACCAATGACCATTCCGGCGAGTGAAATTGTCCAAGTCAATCCCGGCGTCATCAGTGCGGGGGGCAATCCCCTTGCGCTGAATGGCATGATTCTGACCAGCAACGCCTACATTCCGACGAACACAGTCCAAGGCTTTGTCAGTTCCGATGCAATCAAGGCGTTTTTCGGCCCCGCCAGCGCGGAATACGCCATTGCCCCGAATTACTTCCTTGGCTTCGACAACAGCACCATCAAGCCAGGCGTGCTGTATTTCGCGCCCTATCTGGGCTCCAACCGCGCCGCATGGCTTCAGTCGGGGAATATGGCCGGGGTCTCCCTCGCCACGCTGAAGGCCCTTTCTGGCACTCTGGTGGTTACTGTGGACGGCACTGTACAGACAAGCACCACGATTGCGCCCAGCACGGCTACCAGCCAGAGCGACGTTGCCACGGCAATCCAGACCGCTTTTGGTGGCGCCGTGCATTGCACATGGGATGCTGTCAAGAGCGTGTTCATCCTGAAGAGCACGACTACCGGCGCTCTTTCCACAATCACATACGCTACAGGAACTCTCAACACGGCGCTCATGTTGACCGCTGCGACCGGGGCGATTCTCTCGCAGGGCGACGTTGCCGATACTCCGACCACGGCGATGGATTCGGCCAAGGCGAAGACCCAGAACTGGTGTACCTTCACGACCATGTGGGAGCCACTGATTGCCGACAAGGAAGCCTTCGCGGCTTGGACCAATGCGCAGAATCAGAGGTACGCCTACGTGCCGTGGAATACCGACGCGCAGGCCATTGTGAATGGCAGCACCACTTGCTTTGGAGTAGTTGCCAAGGGACTGGAATACAACACCGTCTGCCCCGTGTACAACACTCTGGCCCTTGCAGTGTTCGTGCTCGGAACTGTCGCCAGCATTGACTACAGCCGCACGAATGGGCGGATCACTTCGGCATTCAAGTCTCAGGCCGGGCTTTCCGCCACTGTGACAGATGATCAGACTGCCGCAAACCTTCTCGAAAATGGCTACAGCTTCTACGGAACCTATGCCACGGCAAACGATCAGTTCACGTTCTTCTACAATGGGCATGTCACTGGCGACTGGTTGTGGCTAGACACCTTTGTGAATCAGGTGTTTCTGAATGCGCAGCTTCAGCTTGCGCTCATGAGTTTGCTCACCAATGTAAAAAGCATTCCTTACAACGAGTCAGGATATGCGCTCATCCGCGCAGCCATGCAAGACCCAATCAATCAGGGCCTGAATACTGGGATTATCCGCACGGGAGTTGTTCTGAACGAGGCCCAGAAGGCAGAAATAAACAGTGCTGCGGGCAAGGATGTGGCGACCATTATCCAGAATCTTGGCTACTACCTACAGATTCTTGATCCTGGTGCGCAGGTGCGTGGGCTGCGTGGTACGCCCGTCATCAACTTCTGGTACACGGACGGCGGCGCGATCCAGAAGATCAGCCTTGCCTCCATCGACATCATCTAAGGAGCCCGAATATGAGCGGCGATTCGATCACAAGCGCGAACAGCGTTTTCACCCTGGTTGTGGCCGGACTTTTCCCCACGCCCGTGCAGATGTACGGGTATAGCACCGATAAGGCCTTCACCGATGACGCCATTGCCCTGGCAGAGACCAACATGGGAGTAGATGGCAGAATGACCGCTGGCTATACGCCTGTGGCTTCTCCCATGACCGTGACATTCCAGGCGGACAGCCCTAGTCGTGACATTTTCGCGGCGATTATCGCAGCCACCAAGAGCACCCGGAATGTGTTCTACTTGAATGCCGCAATCTCTTTGCCGTCCACTGGCGAGAGCTTTACGCTTACTCGCGGCGTGCTCACCAACATCAAACAGATTCCCGACGCCGCCAAGGTTTTGCAGCCGGTTGATTACCAGATCATATGGGAGAGCATCGACCGCGCCCTGCTGTAAATTGCCCCTCCCCCCTGCGTCTGGCTAGGCGAAAGTCGAAAAGCGGTGCCCTCTCCCACTGCCTGCCAGACGCCCACTCAGGAGACGGGTTGAAGGAGAGTTTCAGCCATGCCGAGAAAAGAATTAACGTACACTGCGGAAGACGGGAGGGACAAGGGCAAAAAGTTCAAGCTGACGGAAATGCCTACGTCCCGTGCTGAAAATTGGGCCATGCGGGCTATTCTGGCGCTCATGAAAAGTGGCGTTGAAGTTCCTGATGGATTTGAGCGTATGGGCATGTCTGGCCTAGCCGAAGTGGGTTTGCGTGCTGTGGCGGGCCTGGAATGGTCTGTTGCCGAGCCGTTGCTTGCGGAAATGCTTTCTTGCGTTGAGTTTATGCCCGACCCCTCAAAACCGCAGGTTGTGCGCGGACTTATTGAAGAGGACATTGAGGAAGTCGTGACGCGCCTCAGGCTTCGCATGGAGGTGTGGAAGCTTCACGTGGGTTTTTCGAAGGCCGCCGTGAAATAAAGCTGCGGCCATTGACCGGCGGCGGAAAACAAAAGCGTTGGGCGGACTACCAGAACATGACAAACATAGTGGGGACGCTTATTTCCAAGAGGATATGCACCTTGCACGAACTTGACACCGTGTACGGGCTTGAAGACGCGTACAATATGCTTGAGGTTGTGCTTGTGGACTCTTATAACGATGCATTAGCCGCACAGGACTAGCAATATGCCAACCGTCATTGACTCCCTTGTCGTAAAGCTTGGCCTGGACAAAAGCGAGTTTGACAAAGGCAAAGAGTCTGTCACATCCAGCCTCAAAGACATTACCAAGCTATTGGCGCTTGTGGGCGGCAGTGCTGCGTTGAAAATGTTCGTTCAGGACATGATCGAGAGCAGTTCTGCGCTTGAGCGTTTCAGCCAAAATATCCAGATCAGTGTAGGCGACTTGAGCGCATGGGGCCAGGCCACGGAACAGGCTGGCGGCCATGCCGAGGGTTTGCAGGGCAGCCTGGACATGCTCAGTAAGGCCCAAACGCAGCTGATGCTGACGGGCGAGTCCAGCCTTTTGCCTTATTTCAGCGCACTTGGCGTGGCTATCGGCGATGCATCCGGCAAGGCCCGGCCCGCCACTGAAATTCTGTTAGATCTGTCCGACCGATTCTCCAAGATGGACCGCACCACGGCTTTCAATATGGGCCGCAGCATGGGCATTGATCCCGGCACCATGAACTTACTTCTGAAGGGTCGTGCTGAAGTCGAAAAGATGATTGCCCGGCAGAAAGAAACGACAGCGGTTACTAAAG